CTTCTTTTTCTGAAAATCTATCCTTCTTAACAGAACCAGGCAATTCTTTTAAAAGAACATTGTATTTACCTAATAGTTCTTTTATGTTTTTGTATGGCTCACTTGCGTCAGCGATACCATCTAGTTCGTTTGTAAAATTCTGTACAACACTAACTGCTGAATTAGATATACCTTCACGCTTAAAGAATTGCTGACCAAAACCTTCATCTTTCTGTATCTGCAAAGCATAGTTTTGTGTCGCTTCAGCAATAGAGATTACCTCTTTTTGCTTCTTTTCTTTTTGCTCTTTTAATAGACTTTTAAAGTCTTGCCTGTCTGCCATTTAATTACTTGTTTTGTATGTTTGTTTTTTTACCATTCACATATAAACCAAACCAAGCTGCACCTGCACCTACAACAACAGATACAAAACCTGCTTGAGCGTTGTTAGGGGCCTCTAGTGCCATAAACCATTGCATTGTATTGTAGAATACCATACCATATAATATCATCATAAGTCTAGGCACAGTTCTCCAGTT